AGTCGCGACGATGGAACTATTAGTCGCATCGCTCGTAAAGCGTGTCGGTGATCTCGAAAATCTAGTGATTTAAAGAAAAAGCGCTTTCGTAAAGTACAAAATGTCTTGCATCGCCACTCTCAGGCCCATCGTTACCACCCCCATTCGATCCAGGAACAGGGTTAAGTCCCGCACCGTAGTGCGGGCGACCAATGAGGGCTCTCGTTTCACAAAGATCGACCGTCCTAACGATTTTCTAGCGGTCGCAGAGCGCGTTAACGGTCGTGCGGCTATGATTGGTTTCACTTCCGCGGTGGTCGATGAGATCATGACTGGTAACCCTATCAGCGCGCAATTCCAAGAGAACATCGGACTCTCCATCGCCGTCGCATCCTTGGTTTTCCTCGGCACCGCCGCTAACCCGGAGGATGAGGGATACGTCCAGGGACCTTGGAAGCCCGAGACCGAGCTCGTCAACGGTCGACTCGCGATGATCGGAATTCTTTCACTCCTTCTCACAGAATCTATTCATCCACAGGTCCCATTGTTTTGAGCTTAAAAATAAAAACTCAGTATAATATAAAATGTCAGGTGGAATTGCCCAACTCGTCGCCATTGGTGCCCAAGATGCTCATATCGTAGGGAAACCCGAGGTATCATTTTTTAGGTCTAACTATAAACGTCATACAAACTTCGCCCAAACTGTTGAGAAACAGGTTATCCAGGGCAACCCCACCGCGAATGGTATGTCCACCGTTCGTTTCGAGCGCAAGGGTGATCTCGTCGGTTACGTCTACATAACTAATCGTGTCCCCGATAAAACAACTTCCCGTGCGAGCTGGAAAGGGCAGATCGCTAAGGTTGATTTATTAGTGGGAGGCCAGGTTATTGATACTCAAACCTCTGAATTTTCCCAAGAAATCGCTCCAGTCATGCTCGCGCAGACGTATTCTAAGTCTCTCGCTGCTGCCAGTGCAGATGACTCTGCCTTTTACCCTCTTCGTTTCAGTTTTTGCGAGAACGCTCAGTCTGCTCTTCCTTTAGTTGCTTTACAGTACCATGACGTAGAGCTTCGAATTACCTGGGGTACTACCAGTATCGCTTCTGATTATGAAGTTCATACTCAGTTCATTTACCTCGACACTGACGAGCGTACCACTCTCGCGAACACACCCCAGAACATGCTCATAACCCAAACTCAAAAGATGGTTCAATCTGGCAGTCCCACCCAGGAACTTTCCTTTAATCACCCCGTTAAGTTTTTGGCGACTTACAAGTCTGGTGGTGTACACGTGAAGGATAGTAACATTAAGCTTCAGATCAACGGTACCGATGTAGGTGATGCTAAGCATAGCGTAAACTACACTTCGACCGCACTCTATCATCATACCCCTTTCTCTACAATGGATTCCAGTGTCCAAACGCATCTCCTCTACCCCTTCTGCTTAGATACCAGCAAGCTCCAGCCCACGGGCAGCTTAAATTTCAGTCGTATTGACAGTGCCCGCCTTCTCTCTGATTCTGGCAATTTCGATACTGATATATATGCGGTTAACTATAACATATTACGCATAGAAAATGGTATGGCCGGCTTGTTATATAGTAATTAAATCCTAATTAATAGTAAATGTTAGTCTTTTTATTTTTATTGGCTTTCGTTTTTATGATCACCTACGATCCTAAATCTGGAACTCTTAATCAATATATTCCCACACAGAACGCTCCGTGTAAAGACGGACACTATAATGAAATTCAATTCGCTCAGCACGGATACGAGTGCCCCAGGAACGATAAAGTAGCTATGGGCGCGATTGTTAGTGCTTAAAAAAAAGAATACTTAAAATACCATAATGTTTGCTTTTGATCGTGAAACCGCAACCATCGTCGCCGCAGTATTATGTTTAGTTGCGACCCTCTACATCTACAATGAATTCAAAAAGAATAGGCAAGATATGGAGGAGTTTAAGAACACCGTCAACGAGAAGCAGCGTCCCGTCATCGTGGAGCGCCCCTCCCGTATCCAACTCGTCAAGGCTCCCGTAGAGAAGCCGTCTCCCATCGGTAAGGATGAACCCGTGAAAATCCCTGTTGAGGAATCGAGCGAATAAACTTATCAGGGGATTATAGAGTGCTATGAGCAATGAAGAAACATAAAGCCATCGCCATACCAGTGTCATTTCATGATGGGACTGCGAGATTCTTAACAGTGAGAGATAAAAGATTTAAAGAGTGGATATTCGTCACCGGAGGGTGTAGACGAAGAGAAATATTTAACCCGTTGCGTACAGCTTTACGGGAACTAGAAGAAGAAACACGAGGAGTCGTATCTTTAAAAAAGTGTGATTATACACATTATTCATTTACGGTTAAAGAAAGTCAAACTGTAGATTTAGAATATAACGTATTCATATTTTTTGTAAATTATTCCAGGACCGATCAACAAGAATTAATACGACGTTTTAACGAAGAAAAGCATAAGATGCATACAAAAAAGATTAATATGAAACGTACATACGATGAAAATGATTTCATGAGTTTCGACACTTTACAAGAATTCAATGGGAGACGTAGATGGGATAGGATAGTCAAAAATGTCGTACGTAATCCAGAGTTCTATACGTGCGTGTCTTCTCTCAATAGAAAATCGTTTGCTATTAAATAATGAAGTCTAAGAACTACATTCTCAAGCAAATCAAAGATATACTCATAGATCATAAATCGTATATGGAAGAAAAAGCTGAGAAATATATTGAAGAAATTAAAACTAAAACTGTGTACGAACTTTTAGTTTTAAAGAAACAACTCGTAACTGAAGATGAAGAATTTATAGATGTTTCGTATCGTCGATCGATTTGGCACGAAGAAGAAGATTAAAAAATTAAGTACAATATAACGTAAGTATGTTTAAGTCGTGGTGTAGACGACAAGGATTTTGCAATGGATCCAATCTATCACACGTGCTCATGGATGGTGGAATACTATCCGTCCCGTTTGATAAATTGAATGAATTTTATGAGATGTACATCAAAGCTGTACAAAGTGGTGAAAAGATATACGTCGTCGAACAAAAGACGGATACGTATAATTTTTTCGTAGATTTAGACTATAAAAGTGATGAACATTTAACATTTGAACATTTAAAAGAAGTTTCTAGGGCTATTTGTGATCGTGTCGCATTTTTTGGGGGTAAAAATGCGTTAATTTCTATAGCCGAACCAAAAGAAGTTGGGAAGCAAATTAAACATGGTATCCATATTAACTGGCCCAAATTTGTAGTCGACAGTAGTTCTGCTACGGCATTACACTCGCATATAGTATCGACTTTAGATATTCTTTTCCCGGGAAGAATGTGGAAAGATATAGTGGATACCGCGGTGTATGGAAATGGGAAAAGAAATACGAAAGGAAGTGGGTTTCGTATGCCTTGGTCTCATAAAAAAGCGAAACATGAAGCGTGCGAGGGTCGAGGGTGTGAAGGGTGTGATAAAGGTAAAGTCACACAAGGAGAATATAAACCTGTCATGTTATACATACAAGAATCTAAAAAGTTGGAATATATTTTTGATCAAGATCCGTGTATAGAACTTTTACATATGGCTACATTGCGCACACAAAATAAAAATCACGTGGTCGTGGAGGGTTCTATGCGGGAAGAAGGATCTTTCGATATTAAAGATACGAAAGATGTTTTTACGGATTACGAAACCACAGATCATATAAATTCTTTTATTCGTAAAAACATGGATGGTCAAGATAAATCAGAAATTGTTAAAATATATAAACGTGAAAAAACATATCTCGTATCGTCGACATCTAAATATTGTGAAAATTTAGGACGTTCCCATGCTTCCAATCATGTATGGTTCTTAATAGAAGGTGATATGATTTATCAAAAATGTTTTTGTACATGCGAAACTATGAAAGGTAGAAAGTATGGATATTGTAAAAATTTTGGTGGTAGAAGACACGCACTTCCGGATAAAATTTATAAAACTTTGTATCCCAATGGGTATAAAGCTCTTACATTTTGTCAACCTATACCTAAATCTGATGAATCGAATGGGGAATCTCTCGTCGATATGTTATCTAATTTTATTAAAAAATATATAATCAAGGAAGAAGAAATCAAAGTTATTTCCATAAATAAAAAAAGTAAAAAAATGCATATCATAAATACAAACGTATCTTGTCCGGGGTGTAAAAAACAAAAATTACAATTCAGGATAAAACAAAATTCTGTTATGGAACAATTATGTGATTGTAAAACTCGCTCACATAATCTTCTCGATAAAATAGTAAGAGCGTTATAACATGATATTCTTGTTATTCGTAATATTGTTTTTTATAATTGTTACCAACATAACAAAAGTTAAAAGTAGTCCAGTGTATCTAGAAAGTTTAATAAAAGAAACGCATAAATATTCTGGTATACACCCAGATCTGTACGGTGCATTTTTGACCAACATGAACATGGCTAAAGATAACATGGAACATGTGTTCGAAGCTCGAGAATACACAGAACTCGCTGTAAAAGATCTTAACGAAATGGCGTTGTACTTCATAGATATAGATCCAGACACACAGGATGAAATGGCAAGTTTAGGCGACAAAATACTAAAGGAAACAGAACGATTACTCGTTGAAGAAGCGAGCAATCGTAATATCGTTTTTAGGCCTAAATATATTTAAAAGGGATTGTACAATGTATAATTACGAATGACAACCCGCGTAACTCGTTCAGGACGCATTTCTAAAAAACCCACCCGGTTAGAGCCCACGGAGCGACCCGTAGATGATTTTTCGGATGGAGAGTATGATTCAGACTACGATGAAAACGATACAGATATATGTGAAACAGAAGATGAAGATTTTAGTTCCGATGAAGATGAAGATGCGGATGATAACGGTAATTTAGCCGGCTTTGTCGTAGATGATGATGAGGAAAGTGATGAGGAAAGTGAGGCTTAAAAAAATAGACTTTTAATACATATATGGATACGGATATAGGTAATCCTATAGAATATAATCCAACTATGGATGACAAAGATAATGATTCTAGTCAGATAGATCCGCAATATTTTTATTCACAACCACCACCCGCCATGATGCCACCACCTTACCCTATAATGGATGAACCTCAAAAAGTAGATTTATTCGCGTCTTTGGATAAGAACGTGTACATCATTATATTTGTTTCTTTCATTCTTGGATTTTTTATGGGGAAGACTCAACAACCAATCGTTCTCAGACCGGTGTAAGCCATGTTTGATCGTTAGGAAGATTCGCAGATCTAAACTCTCCTATATCTTCCGACTTCTTAGGCTGCACTACGAATCTATTTCTTCCAGTCGTATCTTTTTCGGTATCCCTAAATACACTAAGAGCTGTAACTTCTACATCTGTTAATGTGTTTGAAAATATTTCATTTCTTTTCAAAAAAAGGTACATTAAATATAAAATTATAACACATGCAATTATGTATGTGAGAATCATCTTATTAAAAACTAAGATTTTTTTTAATAAGATGTTTTTTTAAATTTATTTTTTTTATTTACTCAACCTTTGCCTCAGCCTCCTCAGCCTCAGCCTCCTCAGCCTCCTCAGCCTCCTCAGCCTCCTCAGCCTCAGCCTCAGCCTCGGGTTCTTCTGCGATAGCCTGCTGCTCTTCCCTCTCCTTTTGCCTTTGCTTTATCTCTTCGGCTATGATCACGTCGGCTTCCTTCACGAGGTCCTCCATAGGAGTATCAGGCTTCTCGAGTTTAAGTTTTTCGATGATATCGGCGGGGTGGCTGATCGGCGCTTCATCAGGGCGGTTATAATATTGAGAGTTCTCATCTCCGGGCTTGTGGAAACCATTACCCTTATCGATCATATCACGCTTACGCTCACTGAACATTTTGGCCGCCATCTTCTGATTATCGGCATACCCAGTCATAAGCTCTTCAAGCTTGTCGTTGGTATAGTGTACGTCATCAATCTTCGCATTGTCGGGTGGAATGAGTAGCCACTTGTACATATCAACTACGTAAATGTCAAACGTACTATCTTCCTTCTGAAGACGCTTTGCGTGATTCGCCGCCTCGTCGCGGGTAGAAAAACACCCCCGAATCTTAATTCCAAACTTTTCATTCTTCTGGGGACACTCTGGTCCTACGATACTAAGGCACGCGAACAATTGACCAGGTACCGTGGTGAAATCTTGTTCAAGAGACATTATATCTTATTGGGGCGTTTTACCTTTAAGTAATCAAACTTAGAGTTAAAAAAGTATAATTTATCATGGAAAATCTTCGCCGTGTTCACAACGACGAAAAGAGAGAACTGATATCAAGAGTCACTCGAAAGGGTGATAGTATATTGGATGTTGGGTGTGGGTTTGGTGGCGATTTAAAAAAGTGGGAAAATGTTGGCGCCAATATAAACATGTGTGAACCTAATGAAGAAGCTTTACAAGAAGCTAAACAGCGAGCAAAAAATATGAAAATACGTGTCAATTTTTATTTGGGAGATATACATGCTACACCCGTGAGAAAACATGATGTCATATGCTACAATTTTGCACTTCATTATATTTTCCAATCTAAAGATTTATTTTTATCAACGATGCGAGAAATTAAAAAAAGATTAAAACCGGGTGGGAGATTTGTAGGTATACTTCCAGATTCTCACACTATGATTTTTAAAACACCTTATCAAGATGATTTGGGAAATTTTTTCAAAATGCAAGAAACCAGTAATGGTGCTTTCGGTGAAAAACTTTTTGTACATTTAGCCGATACACCTTATTACGCAGATGGACCTAAATCTGAACCCTTAGCACATAAGGATATATTAGTTTCACATCTAGAAAATGAAGGATTTACATTAGATTTATGGGAAGGTTTAAAGGGACACCCGATATCAGAATTGTACAGTAAATTTATATTGGTATATAAAAATGCTGGCCGTGGTATTACTACTGGTGATCAGCGCTCTTATAGTTAAAAACATACACGAAGACGAGAGAGTGGTAGAAGTTAAAGCGAAGTATAAAAAACTCAGGGAGCATTTAATAAATACACACGAAGAAGACTTTGGGAAAATTTATCAACCAAAACCACTCGTCATTAAACATAAACGGAATAAAACACCAGGATACAATACCAACAAGGGGTCTGAGATAGGGTTATGTCTAGATGGAACGGTTAACGATATGTTTCACGTACTTTTACATGAGCTCGTACATTGTGTAGTAGAAGAATATTCGCATAGCGAAGAATTTTGGAACAAATTTGCGAAATTGACCAATATTGCTGTTCAGATAGGGGTGTACACAAAAATATCAGAACAGAAAGAATTTTGTGGATCGCACGTCATTGATAAATAATATTATATACTTATAAATGTCAAGTGTTATTGATAGTGCCGTGACGGTACCACTAGCCAGGTTTACGATGTCCGTTCTTATATGGATGCTTTTACTATTCAGCATACCTCTCATGCGTTTAGAATGGAAATACTGGGCTAACATGTCCATGTTAACCGTTATCCTACCAATGTTGATATGGTGGCTCGGTAATCACAGCATTTTCTTGAGTGCTAAAACTGGAACCGTGTTCATGGTTTCAGCCTTCTCTGTACTGTTTATGATTCTGTTGACTGAAGGTTTTAGGTGGGCTAAATTAAAGAGGTACCTGAAAGAATATGGTAAAGATCCTAAGGATACTGCCGTAGCAACGTTGATAGTAACGGGTGCTATGGTAGTTGGTGCTGGGGTTGCGTACATATCTCAGAGTGGGGATGTACTTCGATTTTAAAAATAACGTCGCGCGAAATAGAAAAGTATAGCAGCGACAAGCCCCGTAGAGGCTAACCCTACAAAGCTTCGGTTACCCTGTGCGTTTACAAATTGAGGAATGGTGGTTGCGAGTTTATCCTGGACAGGTTTACTCACGGCGGCAGAGCAGCAGGCCGCGACGATGAGAGCCTGCATCTGATCATCGGTGAGATCTAAGGGGTTCCTTTTCTTAGAATCCGAACCCTCGTTGCCAGCGGTTTGGGAAACCATAGAAGGGGGTTGAGCCATCATCTGCTGCTGAACCACACGAGGGTCCATAGCCATCATAGGCGCATCTAAACTATCCTGGGGCTGTCCCATAATGTCGGCGATCGGTGTAGAATCCATGGTTTCTTTACTTTGTAGTATATTTTTTTCAGGCGAATTTTCCACAAATGTAGTACTGTTATTTATAGGAACCATCCCGTCGGTGGGATCAGATAAATTTAACGTAGGAATATTAACTGACATTTAATAGTGAACAATGTTTTCTAATAAATAATTTTTCGCGCTCACCTAGTTTTAGTAATTTTAATGGGAGTACTCTTTTTTGCCTGTTTAAGACTATTGGCTGCGCTTCCACCTTTCGGATTGAACATCTTTTTATGTGTATTCCAATATTCTGGAGCCCCAACCTTAAAATTTTTTCGTAATTTTGCTTTATACCAAAATACACAATCTTCTATCTTGTTACTTTTACTCGTGTTATCCAAAACAATACATTCATAATTTTCGGTACACGCATCCATGACCTTATTAAACATATCAAAATTTGGAAAAATACCGAAAAAGGATTTGTATAATTTTTCTCTATTCTGAATGATGTTCTCCCTGAGAATAAACACATAATCCACATTAGCGCGAAGTGCTGGTGGAAGGTCCATACAATACTGCATCGTCAACATGAAGAATATTTTCCAGTGTCGACCATTCATAAAACACTGCCTGATACATGTATCGCGCATGAATTTGTTATCATACATACAATCGTCCAATAATAAGAATGCACCACAATTCGATTTGCCCGCTCCCACGAGTTTCCTCTGTCTTTCCATAACACGTTCTATGGCATCCCTGTCATAATCTCCGTAAATGAAAAGATCTGGAACATATTGTTGATAATAGTGATTACCTTCTTCAGTCGCAGACAAAACTATTCCAGCTGGTAAATGTTTCTTGTGCCATAAAATGTCAGTGACGAGTGTAGATTTACCAGTATTACGCTTACCAACAAAAACACATACTTTATCATCCGCCATGGTGGCTGGATTAAATTTACGTAATCGTAGATCCATCTATAATACCGCCCCGTTTTATTTCATAAAATTTTACTCACATCTAGTAAGAATGGCAGGTAAACTTCAAATCGCCATAACAGGAACCCAGGACCAGTGGCTCACAGGTGCTCCTGAGATTTCGTATTTCGTTACGAACCATAAGAGACATACACGGTTTTCTACAGAAGCCGTTGAGATGCCTTTCGACGGTAAATGTGATTTCTCAAGCTCCGTTGAGTGTAAAATTCCGCAAAACGTAGGGGATCTCATACGTAGTACGATGTTAAAAATTAAATTAGGTAATTTGTCGACCGACACATCTACTGAAAAATATAGATACAACACTCCAGCGGCCTTGAGTATCATAAAACACGTCGACCTCGTAATTGGAGGGCAAATTATAGAGCGTCTCACTGGTGATTATATTTATATGTATAATCAGTTATATAACAATAAAGATGATGTAAACCAATCTCTTTATTTCTTATCTGGACACGGCGAACATCTGCAAGTATCGGATTCATATAACACATTTTACGTAAATATTCCATTTTACTTTTTTAGAAATCCTAGCTTGGCAGTACCCGTCTGTGCAATCACCAAACAACTCGTTGAAGTACGTGTCACGTTCAAAGATGTAAATGATGATGTAACTTTCAAATATACCATAGATGGGTCGGTGACTAAGAGAGATAAAACAACCGAAGGATCTATCGACAATGTTTCACTCATTACTGATTTCTATTTCGTCGCTGAAGATGAAAGAAACTTTTTACTCACACGTCCGATGGAATACATAATATCACAGTTACAAATGTCTAAATTACTGTACAAGCCAAACGAATCAAAAAAATCGGCTCTTTTGAAATTTAAACACCCCGTGAAAGAATTATTCTTCTCGGCGAAGGAAAAAACTGGTATAACCAACGTATCTGAACCTGTGTACGCAATTTCACAACCTGTCGCGACCATCAACGCCCAGGGAGGGTCTGTAATTTCGAATAACGGGTTAGTCGCTGTGACATATGACAACAGCTCGACGGGAGAGGTGAACATTTACGAAAAAGATTCGAGTGGAAACTGGCCTTCCACCGCCTCGGCGACGTACACGGGGTCCTCTTCAAGCGAATATTTAGGACGGGTCCTAGGCGTTTCGGATGATGGTACTCGGGTTGCCCTACAATCGTCCACGAAGATGATAATCGTGGAGAAACAATCGGGCGTTTGGACGCAGATCGGTTCGGATATAACAGCACCCTTTACTGCCATAACCGGAAGTTGCCTGACCGGCGACGGTACTAAGGTTTTCGGGTCTCTGGCGTCGCCGGCCAATTGGACCCAGTTGGGTGCCGACATCGATGGCCAATCTGCGGCCGACCAGTCTGGGTACTCGGTATCTATGTCCTCAGACGGCACGCGCATGGCGGTCGGCGCCATAATGCCCCCCCAGAGCGGCGGCATCCCCGGCGGGACCGGTAAGGTTCGGGTGTACGAATGGGACAATGTATCTTGGAGCCAGCTTGGCGCAGATATTAACGGCGAGGGTGTGGAAGACTACTTTGGCAATTCAGTGTCTATATCCCCTGACGGCACGCGCGTTGCGATCGGTGCACAATTTAATAACCCCACCAATACTGCTGCCGGCGACAGAGTCGGCCATGTGCGCGTGTACGAATGGGACAATGTATCTTGGAGCCAGGTGGGTGGCGATATTGATGGCGAGGCTGTGGGCGACCAGTCTGGGTACTCGGTATCTATGTCCTCAGACGGCACGCGGGTGGCGATCGGCGCTTTGTTTAACGACGGCACCGCCTTCAACGCCGGCCACGTGCGGGTCTATGAATACGATGCTACTTATGGTTGGAATAAAATTGGAAATGATATCGACGGCGAGGGTTATGGAGACCGGTCCGGGCGATCAGTATCTCTATCATCGGATGGCACGCGGGTGGCGATCGGTGCATATATTAACAACCCCACCAATAATGGTGCCGGCGTCGGCATCGGCCATGTGCGTGTGTACTCAGAGAGCAGCGGGGCGTGGAGCCAGTTGGGTGGCGATATCGATGGCGAGGCGCGAGACGACTTGTCCGGGTGGTCAGTATCTATATCAGGAGACGGTACGCGGGTGGCGATCGGCGCTCCCTACAACGACCCTAGCACCGGTAATAACGCCGGCCACGTGCGTGTGTATGATTGGGACAATGTATCTTGGAGCCAGGTGGGCCAAGATATCGACGGCGAGTCTGGGGGTGACCAATTCGGAAACGCGGTATCTCTATCATCGGATGGCACACATTTGGCGATCGGCGCTCCCTACAACGACCCTAGCACCGGCGATAACGCCGGCCACGTTCGGGTGTACGTCTACAACAGCGTCACTCCTGCGTGGGAGCAAATAGGGCCAGATATCGACGGCGAGGCTTTGGACGACTTGTCCGGATACTCGCTATCTATGTCCTCAGACGGCACGCGCGTGGCGATCAGCAGTCCTTTCAACGACGAAAATGGCATTTCGGCCGGGCACGTGCGCGTGTACTCACTCTCTGCACCCACTACACCAGCAGTTTCATCATGGGAATACAGTGGTAGTAGTTGGTCACAGTATCGCCCCGATATCACTGTAAACACGGCCATATCCAGAATCTCTCATTCGACAAACGGTGAAATCCTGGGTTTGGAAGATGCGACCAAAACCGTTATACACGCGACGACCGGCTCGGCGTCTACGTATACCAAGCGCCACGCTGATACTCAATATAGTGAAAGGTATCATTCACTATCGAGTGATGGTGCGAATTTGGTATCTTTGGAAACTTTGGGATCTAAGGTGTGGAATCAAACAAACTATGTCTACGATGGCGCGGCAGGAACACAAGTCCCTTGGTATACCACTTCCGCTTCTAGCATGGTAGAGATCTCAAGGAATGGCAACTTCGTATTTTGGAATGATTCCAGTTCTAATACATTTAAGTTATACAGCAAATCGGTAGTTGATGGAAACGTCCAGTGGACATTGGAAACGAGCCTCGCGTACACGTACTCTCCAGTTAAGATGTCACCACTCGGAGGCGATGCTATCATAGTGACCGGATCGGGGTCGGTGGGTGCCAAGATTCACGACATCACGGCCACTTCGGGAGGTACTGAAGATCGTCTACTTAACATCTCATCATCCGACCAAGAATTCACGACACTTTTACCAGGTAAACGTTCCGATCACAGATTAATAAAAAATGTAAAATTCGCATGTAACGGTGAAACTATTTTCGATCAAAGTGGACAATATCTGGCGTATGAACAATCTCTTCGACACCATACAGGATGCCCAGACCCCGCGTATGAATTTTATACGTACTCCTTTTCTCTCCAACCCGAGATGTATTACCCCACGGGACAATTAAACATGAGTCGTATAATACATAAAAAAATTGATATAGAATTGGAAGAAACATCAACTACACGTGACATAGATGTTTCAGTATATGCATTAAATTACAATATACTTCACGTAGAAAGTGGTTTAGCAGGCTTAAAATTTTAACGTATAGTATTAGGAATGGCGGGACGATTACAACTCGCCACGAAGGGTACTCAGGATATATTCTTCACGGACGATCCAGAGTACACGCACTTCGTAAAAAATTTCAGGAAACATACAAACTTCGCGAAATATGAAGTAAACCATGAATTAGATGGAAACCTAGAATATGGAAGTACTTTAAGATGTACGATTCCTAACAATTGTGGTGATCTCATAAAAAACGTTAGTGTTCAGTTCGAACTTCCACCTCTCACGTTTGGTACTACGTATACATACATAGAATCCATAGGTCATGCGTTGATTGAATATATAGATTTGATCATAGGAGGTCAGGTTATTCAGAGAATACCAGCAGATTGGCTCCAGATACACTCCGAAAACTACATAACTCAGACGAAACAAACGAATTTGTCCAAATTAATAGGTAAATGTCCAGACGAACTTTCGGGAACAAAGGTCAGTGATACAAAAATACAAGGATATTTGGGAACCGCAACTACTCCCCGAAAATGTATAGTAGACATACCCTTTTATTTTTATAATAATCCGGAATTGTCTCTCCCTTTATGTGCACTTACCCGGCAAGAATGTGAAATAGAAATTAAATTAAACACTCGAGAAAAGTGTATAACCGATTTACCGGTGAGCGCTTCACCCAATAATACGACATTCAATGTTGTTGAGAATGGTACGACACAATATATAATAGACGGAGCGACCCACCCCACTCTTACATTGATAAAAGGGAACACGTACAATTTTACATACAATAAATCTGGGCATCCTTTCGCATTGAGAGAAACGGATGGAACATCATACGCGAATGGTTTAAGTTCGACAACGGATCCCGCAACTTTTATAGTTCCACTCGATGCGCCGAATACGTTGGAGTATTATTGTACATCACACTCGGTTATGAAAGGAACTATAAATCTAATTTCTTCAGGTATATATGATGTGGGTATAAACTCGATGTCTCTCCAGACAGAAATGGTACAACTCGGAGACCCAGAACGGATAAAATACCAATCAGAAGAAGTGAATCATATCATAACACAACTCCAAGTGAGTAGGGATACGATTCCGGCCAATACAAACCCTTTTAAACATAGAACCGAATTTATAAATCCAGTCAAAGAATTATTTTTCGTTATACAGAGAACGAGTGTATCGAATCCATTTGATTATGATCACCCGAGTCAGATTTTAAATAATGATTATATTTCCTACGAAAATTTACAAAGTTTGGAGATAACACTAGACGGCGAGGTCATGTTGAATGAAAAGACGGGTAAATTCATAAACCTTCGAGCTGTTCAGAGTGGTATTCATCATTCTCGGACGCAATTATTTAGACGATTTTACTCGTATAGTTTCGCGTTAGAACCAGAAAGATGGTACCCCACAGGTCAAAGAAATTTCAGTATGATCAAAAACCAAAATTTCAAATTTGACTTGAACGCTTTGTCAGAAAATAGAGAGCTTAGAGTTTATGCGCTAAGCAATAACATATTAGAATTTAAAGATGGAGTCGCAAAACTTCGCTTCAACTCTGGAAAAATCGGCAATTGAGATTATAACACCGGTATTAGAACACTCCGTGGTTCTCTCAGGACAATATGCTAAAGCGTGTGGCAGGGATACTATACTAGGAAAAGATATGGAATATTGTATGAAATATTGTGCCATGAACACGGTAGGTAATAAGATAGGTTCCTATTTTCCAGACATTTACGACGAGGAGGAATCTGATGATGAAGAAATCGAAGTCGTAGATGAAGTGGAAGAGGATATTCAATTCGAGCCTTATTCAGGNAGTGATGTGAATATGCTCGCTATAAACGATGCGTATGATGCGTGGGAATCNTGGAAGCCGACTAATCCGTCAGAGAAGATGATAAAAAATGCTATTGATAGTAATGAGCACCTCTGAATTACCAGAGGGATGGACCGATACAAATTATAAATCATTTAAAACGGTAGACAACTCATCAGAATCGAGTCTCTCAGACGAAGAAGATTCTGATGAGGAGGATGAAGAAGGAGATGAAAAAATCAAGGGGTACAGGAAAGAAAAATATAAAAAATTAGTCTTTGTTGAAGAGTTATTACCAGAATAAAATCTTAACCTATTATAAAATGTCTAACCCTGCCGCTTCCGATGTACTCGCTTCCATCTCCCGTGAGCTCGAGACTCAGTCTCTCAACGCCGTTGTTGCGGGTTTCTCCTTCGCGGCTGCCCTTTCTTGGATGGACCTCGTTCGATGGGGTATTCACCAGATCGTACGCGTCCAGAAGAATGGTGGTCTTAACTACGCTCTCACCGCGCTGTTCACCACTCTCCTCTCTGTTCTTGTATTCATGCTCATCTCCCGCGTATCCACTCGCGTCAAGAAGCCCGCTTCTCCCGTTTTCGCCATCACTCGCTAATTTTTTTAGGTCGAGTGAGCAAAATGAACGCTAAACCGACAAATACTATCAGGAAAATGTATACATACCCTTTCCACCTATCCGGATCTTCCATTTCAGGGATGCGCACAGGTGGTGGTAAAGAGAAATCTTTAACGACCTTAGGTGTCGTATATAATTTGTCTGTACTACATTCGATATTTAGTTTTAATATATGGTTAGCGTTTCTAAAATCATACGGGATTAGACGATTATTACTACTGTAAAAGAATTGTATACGTAATTTTGATATGTTTTGTGTACCCGTGTCAAAATTATGCTCTACCGCATCATCAGAACCCGAATAGTTAACCACATCACCACACATGAGAATACGCCCCGTATAGAAAGGTGTATCGGAATACACGGTTTTATTTAGTTCATCAGCGCCGCTGCTGATTTTTATGACGAGGGCATCTGGACCCTGTAAATTAAGACTTCCAGTTGTTAACGTATGATTACTATCGGATACAACATTACTCGCAGGAAAACCTAAAATATCGTGCGGGGTTGTTTTTCCATCTACAGCGACACTAGAGTGATACCCATTTGTACCACCGTAAAAATTAAACGTAAACTGGGAAGAACCAGTAAATGTTATATCATTTTTATCTTTATCATATGCCACAGTTATGCCACTTAATTTGCTATCTAATTCAGTAGCTAAAGTTCTCCCACTATAGTTTCCATTATCAAGTGTGACTGTAGTGGCCGGTGTAGTATTATTAATAGAAAACGTATTGTTATTATCATTAACGAGTAATTGACTCGCATGAATACGTGCGGAAACTATAGACAATTTCTTAACATCATAAATCGGGTGACGTAATTCGACAACGTAGTCTCCTGGATTCGGGTACGATACGGGGTCGCGTTCACCGCTATCTATATCTAACGTGTATACGCTCATTAAAATATATGGATAATATTTTAATGGGTGTTATTTTACAATCTACATTATTTAAAAGTATTGTTGAGATAAAGGGTTCTTTTGCATTTGATTTTTGGCTATGTTGAGACTGGCACCCGATGCCAATGGATTCTGATTTCCCTTGTATGTGTTTAATTGGTGATAAGAATCGTTGGTGTATTGCTGTGTCCACCCACCATTGACACCATTGACACGCCCGTCTATACGACTAGTGTCTGTTCTCGCAGCGGTAGGTAAACCACCCTGATTGAGGGGCCCGGAGCGCACGTTCATGCGACCAGCATTACCGGCACGATTCGCCTTGCCTCTGCGATCGTCGGGGCGGAACCCATACTTTTGAAGTTCCTCGACGGTATGGGGTGCCGCGTACGTACGCTTTTCGCCAATTTTGGAGGCGGGCGAGGTGAGGTAGCCGTGTGCGTATTTATGAATATTGGGTGCGGGGGTATTGTTATACGCGTATTGTTCGATATTACCATCCTTCTTATTCCTGGTGGGATCCTGGGAAGATGTGAGTTCAGATACGAGACGCTTAGCTCCACGGAAACCGAGACCGTCGGTTCTGGACCCGGTTTCGGAACGGTTAGTGGGTCGCTTAGTATGTTCATGTTCGGAACGTACGACTACACCCGACATACCCTGCGCCCGTCCACCAACTGGGGGGCGACGACCGGTCAACATCGCGGTAGTCTCAGGCCTATTATTACCTATTTCACCCATGACACCGCGACGACCACCTGATATATCATGCGCTGGACCACTCCTGCCAGGTAGGGTAGTTAAACGATACGCACCGACGTTTTCTGGGTTTACACGAAAGAGTTGTTGATGTCCACCGAAAGCGGGAACTTCAGCACCCACGCCTAGACCGGGGCCTACGAGTTGTTTTTCCACTGGGGAAAGATTATTCATTCGGCCTGTATCAAACATACGATCACGCATTTCTAAAACTTCACTTCCACTGGTCCTATATTGAGGAGCTATGTCTCCGAATGTGGGATGTTCGAGTTTGCGCTGTGGTGTACGGGTTGAGGAATTATCCATAATCGCTGGAGCGACCATATCCTGTATGGGTTGTATAGACTCGGTCACGGGTGGGATGGTTTTTTCGGGTTGCTCGCTTAATCGCTTTCCTAAATAAGCTAATCCAGCTATAGCAGCTATAGATACTGGGTCCGCCATTCTTAATTGTTGTCGATATTTTTTATTTAGCATATCTCTGATTGAACACAACATTCTGAGTCATCGCACGAGTACTGGCGGGCTCATAAGTCCTGGTTCGAAGAGGCAACTTGCATTCGACATTTTGAATGGGGAAATATTGATTTTCGTATGTTTTAGCTATAGATGTATTAAATGTAGAGGTGGATTGAGGACGTAATTGATCACTCGTTTCTATGAATTGGGCTGGGGAACCTTTACCGGCCATATAGGGAGCGGTTCCGTATAACATGGTATTTGGGCGGCCGCCATAGTTAAGTGTACTGGGCTGAGGATAAACAAAAACTTCATCGGTGGCACACACGGGAGGATGTGCTGGATTCTGGACAAGACTTAATCCTGGTTGGAGTTGGTACGCCATTTATTATTACATGAGAATATTATCTATGAAGGTGATACTCCATTACCTAAACGACCAGACGGAAGTGCGCGGCCCCCAAAAGCTTCCAATTGAATACCACGAGCGTTGGGATCGCAGAATAATCCATCAGTCTTGCACATAGGGGCACCCTTCTTACCGTATAAGAATTCGGCATATGCGGTCTGATCGCCTGGTATTCCGGATACTGGAGAAGTTACAAACTGCCTCGCGAGAGCGTTCCTTTGACGACCTGGCCAAGGGGAACGAGATTTCTGGGGACCGTATTGAACATCACCGGTTAAATATTTATCTATTTCTGAAGAAACGCTATCTACATCACAAGCGGAAGGGCGATCGGGACGACCATCATAATCGGACAGTAAAACGTTTGCCATAGGGTTATCGGCGGTAGGAAGTTGACATCCCGGATTTCCATTAGCCGCACGCGCGGAACCATGTTTAATCATGTTATTTTGTTCCATCGCGTATAAAACCCCCACACCGGTAGCACCGAGAACGAATACTCGAATATCGCGGCGAATGAGGTATAATATACACGTGGCATAAATTATAAACCTCACACTCGCGTTAACCCGGTCTGCTGAGGATTGTGTGTTTACTGGCCAAAATTCCGTGATTTTATCTTGACGTACTAATTGTTTTGGATCATTAAAGACGGATACCATTTATATATAAAACTTTTATTTTTTCAACATATTCCCAAGTAGACCCTGCATAGAAGCCATGATCTGGGCTTCATCCAATTCTTCACCATCGGTCTGAAGCTTATCAGCGCACTGCTTCGCTACATTTTCAATCATACTGAGAGTTTCGGGGGGGATCGAGGTGATAGTCGTACCTAGCATGTATAGAGTTTGGAGGTATTGCCAAATGGCAGCCTTGGTGGATTCGGACGCATTGGGCCAACAGGCCTTAATGTTCATGTCGCGGAGAAATTCAATATTATCCGCGTTTTCGAGGAAAAATGATTCGTCGCGGGTGTTTACTTTCCCGACATGAGGAGAAACGCCATTCATAAACCCTTCTACAACAAGCTTTCCGTTAGCGGATCGCATGAGTTCAAAGGCTGCGATGTATTTCTTGATACTCTTCTCTTCTGGGAAGGTTTTGTAGAGTTCAGTGAGGAACTGGCCCATCATGTCGTTAAAGGCGGTAACCGAGGTCATTATATACACGATACGTAGATATTCTTTAAGTTAATCAAAACGGGTCTGTTGAAATGGTTTCACGCTTACCTATTCCATTCGATACTATAAAATACACTAAAATCATTACCAATGCGGCGGGTTTAGCATATGCGCTAGTTGTTAGGGTTCCTTCGTTATTTAATTTAGCCTTCATGTGGATATAACCAGCGGTTAAACCACCTGCGACAATACTGGCTCCAAATGGGTCTCGTAGATATTCGTCTATATCCATATACTAATACCTAGCTTTTTTTATTCTCGAATCGGGTGCATCTGGAAACAAATCTTCATCTTCTGGTGGAGCTTGTGGTTGTCCTGGTTGTACCCGTGGAATCGTTCTAAATTCATTTTCAAAATGGCGCGGATGAGCTTGTGGTTGGGGTTGTCGCTCCATGGGTGATTCTTCCATAGGTTCTTCCATGGGGGGAGGTGCTAAGTCTTCAGGTGGTGCGTCTACCATTCCCTCACTTTCTCCAGTTGGGTTATATTCGCCACCCATTTCCGCTTCCGGTTCTGCTTCGCCATTTTGTTGGGTTTCGTCATATTCATCAACATCGTCAGTTTCGAGGTCGGCATCTTGGGGATCAATAATATCATCAGTTGTGCTCATATAAGTTTGGAGAATTTGTTGTACGGGTATGAGTTCCTTTACCGTCGCTTCGATACAAATTCTAAAACGCTCAAATAATTCATCATTACGATTATATTCAGACTGATTTTCACTGAAAATGTATGGATTTTTATATAAATCCTTGGCTGCGTTTTTATAACAAGAATGAATAAAAACTTCATTCGAGGGTAACTTTACGGAAAGTTTCTTAACGTCCTTGCTCAAGCGTACGGCTGACAAAATTTTCACCGAACTGACAAATACCGCAGCTACGAGATCTTTAAACCACGCGCACCTATCAGCTATGTTATCGGTATGTTCTTTAGACATGGTTTCGTTCCACTCTGGAACATCTTGTAAGAGTTTCTGAAACATGATGAGAACCTTGCGGCCTTTTGAAAGTTTATGTGCTTCTTGGTACATAACATCGAATACGTCGATCATAACTGGGCACATGAGAATGGAAAGCTGGTCTAGGTATTCACGCTTGGCTTCTACTAGAATATTGAGATTATCCATATATCATGTAGACACTTTTAAATATCACCCTTTTCCCGCGAATCCCCTGTACTTGTTCGCGTACTTTTTAAGATTTACGAGGGTTGGAAATTCTGTGGTATCGTCTTCACTTTTCCCATCATGGATCTGTTTCTTGATTTTCCATGTTATTCGTAGTAAAAATTCTCCTATGATTGCGACATTAAACTCACCCAATTCTAACTGACGCTTGACG